TTTCCTGCAGCAGCTCAACGCAAAGAAGCCCAAGACGATGGCGCAGCTTGCAGACATCTGGTACGGCGCACAGGGATGCGACAACGGCAGAAGCCACCATTACAACAGCAGCCGCTACCATATGCTGAACCTCCACGCCACCTTCACAAAAGGCACGATTGAATTCCGCCTTTTCCAGTTCGACAAGCCCGCAGGCGGCAAGCAGAACGGGCTTCACGCAGGCAAGCTCAAGAGCTACATTCAGCTTTGCCTCGCAATGAGCCAGATGGCAAAAGACCTGCGCAGCGCAAGCCCGAAGGAACAGCAGAAGGAAAACAAAAAGTTTGCGATGCGGACTTGGCTGATGCGGATGGGCTTCATTGGCGACGAGTTCGCCACTGCAAGAGAAACCCTGACGCAGAACCTTACCGGCGACAACGCCTTCCGATTCGGCAGACCTTGAGGAAAGCCGAATCCCAGCCGCCAACAACGGCGGCTGGGGCGGCAAAGCCGCACACAGCGCCCACGTTGCCCCGTGTGGGGCGGGAGTGGTATCCTCCAAGTAACTGCCCCTTTCGGTAAAAAGCCCTGTACGGGGCGCACACGGCGCAAACAGCGGCAAGGCATATACTACACAAAGAACGGCACATTTTCCCCCGCGATGTTTTGTACATTTAGCGGCTTGCTATTCTCCCCGAAAAGAGTTAATATGTGACTACCGGAACGGAAAACGACCGGAAAACAAACACGGAGGAACGAGCAATGAGCAACATCGAATGGGGAACGGAAACCGACAAGAAGCTGGAGCAGATCGCAATGAAAGCGGACTACGCACTGGAGCAGCGCGGCGGGCTGGACACCCGCTGGAACGACACCGAGGATTTCCCGGAGGTGAGCGTCTGGGGCATCCGCGAGATGCTGCGCAAGGCATACGAACTGGGCAAGGCGGAACGCTGAACCGCCGCCTTTCCCCACCTGCCGCCTACGGGCGGCTTAGGGTGGTAGAAGGAGACTTCCTTCGGAAAGGACGATTGACATGGAAAAGAAGTACTACCTTGCCTACGGCTCAAACCTGAACATCCGCCAGATGCGGTACCGCTGCCCGACCGCCAAGCCCATCGGCATTACGGTGATCCCCGACTACGAGTTGCTTTACAAGGGCAGCAAGACCGGCGCGTACCTGACCATCGAACCGAAGAAGAACGGCATCGTTCCGATCGCGGTCTGGGAGGTCACCGCCGAAGACGAGAAGCGGCTGGATGCCTACGAGGGCTGCCCGACCTTCTACTACAAGAAGGAAGTCCGCCTGCCGGTGAAGCTGGCAAGCGGCAAGACCAGAAAGCTGACCGCCTTCGTGTACATCATGCATGAGGAACGCAGCCTCGGAATTCCGTCGCTTGCCTACATCCGCACCTGTGAGGAAGGCTACCGGAACTTCGGCTTCGATACCAAGTTTCTCGATGCCGCCTACGAAATCAGCACAAAGGAGGTGCAGCGATGAAAGACCGCAACAACGAGCCGCACATCTGCCCGAAATGCGGGCAGGCGTACACTGCCCGACCAGCCCTTTCCCGCGTGGATAACAGCCCGATCTGCCCCGACTGCGGAACGCGTGAGGCGCTTGAAAGCATCGGCGTAGGACGCGAGGAACAGGACAAGATTCTCGGCATCATCCACGAGAAGTACGAAGGCGAAGAATAAGGCACACAGAGCCGCCACGTTGCAACGTGTGGCGCGGGACGGATATCCTCCAAACGGTATCCCTTTCGGTAACCCGCCCCACACAGGGCGCGTGTGCGGCTCTTGTGCAATGTACAATTCAGCGGCATTTCCGCCGCGATGTTTGTCACATTTATTTTGCCGATAATGCTTGATATATCCTCGGTTCAGAGTTAATATGTCACTACCGCAAGAGAAGCGGAATAAAAACAAAGGAGCATTCAAATGAACATTTTAGTTGTTGAACCGGGCAAGCGTCCCTACGCAAAGGAGATCAGCGGAGACCTTGAAAGCCTGCAGCAGACGGTCGGCGGATACATTCAGGCGATTTACCCCTTCGATGATCCGGTTGCACTGGTGTGCGAGGAGGAAGCCCTCTACCACCCGGAGCAGAAGTGGAATCGCCCCGTCCCGCCCTACGGAGTCATCAAGGGAACATTCTTCCTTTGCGGGCTTGGCGAGGAGGACTTCACCGACCTGCCGCAGGAGCTGATCGAAAAGTACACGGAGCAGTTCCGGCAGGCATACGACTTTGCACTGGTCGGCAACACCCTGATGCCGATTCCCCTGAGCGAATAACAGAAAGCGGCGGGTGTAAAGTACACAACACCCGCCGCACATTTTCCTCATATCTTCTGTACATTTAGCGGCTTGCTATATTCGCCGTTTAGAGTTAATATGGGTACAACGGAAGGGCGGAAAGCCCACCGAAAACTATGAAAAACGGAGGAAAAGAATATGTGGCATGAAGGTACGATTGGAGTTCCGAAGGGCGACGGCAAGTACACGGTGGTTCATTACTGGGTGAAAGCCTACGACGAGGGCAGCCAGTACGGGATCGACGGCGGCAGGATCAGCAAGGCAACGCTGAAGATCAGCGGCGAGGTTGTTTACAACTACGACCGGGGGGCTGGATGTTCCGCCGCAGAACGAGGCAGCGGAAATGGCGCTGGCGATCCTGATGCACGAATACAACTAAAAACACGAAGGCGGCTACCGGAAGGCAGCCGCCTTTCTCATGGAGGTGAGGCACTTGCGAAAGCTGAAAGATTATACACCGACGCAGTTCATGGCGGAGGATTCCCATTACGACAAAGCCGCCGCCGACTACGCAGTCCGGTTCATCGAGTGCCTTGCTCATACCAAAGGCACATGGGCGGGAAAGCCGTTCGAGCTGATTGACTGGCAGGAGCGCATCATCCGCGACTTGTTCGGTGTCATCAAGCCCAACGGCTACCGGCAATTTAACACGGCATACATCGAGATTCCGAAAAAGAACGGAAAGTCGGAGCTTGCTGCTGCGGTCGCTCTGCTGCTTACCTGCGGCGACGGCGAGGAACGTGCCGAGGTATACGGCTGCGCTGCCGACCGACAGCAGGCGGCGATCGTGTTCGATGTCGCCGCCGACATGGTGCGGATGTGTCCTGCGCTGAATAAGCGCGTCAAAATCCTGACGTCGCAGAAGCGCATCGTGTATGTGCCGACCAACTCCTTCTATCAGGTGCTTTCCGCTGAGGCGTACAGCAAGCACGGCTTCAATATTCACGGAGTCGTGTTCGACGAGCTGCACACCCAGCCCAACCGAAAGCTCTTTGACGTTATGACGAAAGGTTCCGGCGATGCACGAATGCAGCCGCTGTATTTTTTGATTACGACGGCGGGAACGGACACCAATTCCATCTGCTACGAACAGCACCAGAAGGCGCAGGACATTCTCGAAGGGCGCAAAATCGACAAGACCTTCTACCCTGTGATCTACGGCGCTCCCGATGATGCCGACTGGACTTCTCCGGAGGTCTGGAAGAAATCAAATCCGTCCCTCGGCGAAACCATCGGCATGGATAAGGTGGAAGCCGCCTGCGAATCCGCCAAGCAGAACCCCGGCGAAGAGAACGCCTTCCGACAGCTCCGTCTGAATCAATGGGTGAAACAGACCGTCCGCTGGATGCCGATGCACAAATGGGATGCCTGCAAGGTCGATTTTGACGAATCGCTGCTGGAAGGGCGTGTATGTTATGGCGGTCTCGACCTCTCGTCCACGACGGATATAACCGCATTCGTACTGGTGTTTCCGCCTACCGAGGAGGACGACCATTATTATATTCTGCCGTACTTCTGGCTGCCGGAGGAAACGCTTGACCTGCGCGTCCGGCGCGACCATGTGCCGTATGACCTCTGGCAGCGGCAGGGCTTCCTGATGACCACCGAGGGCAACGTCGTGCATTACGGCTTTATCGAAAACTTCATCGACGAACTGGGTACACGGTTCAACATCCGGGAGATTGCCTTCGACCGCTGGGGCGCAGTGCAAATGTCACAGAACCTTGAGGGGCTGGGATTCACGCTGGTGCAGTTCGGTCAGGGCTACCGTGATATGTCGCCGCCGACCAAAGAGCTGATGAAGCTGACGCTGGAACAGAAAATCGCCCACAACGGGCATCCGGTGCTGCGATGGAATATGGACAACATTTTCATCAAGCGCGATCCCGCAGGCAACATCAAGCCCGACAAGGAAAAATCCACTGAGAAGATCGACGGAACGGTCGCCACGATCATGGCGCTTGACCGTGCAATCCGCTGCGGGAACGACACCGGCGACAGCATTTATGACGAACGTGACCTGCTTGTATTGTAGGCATAATATACACAACAGCGGGCGCACATTTTCCGCGTATCTTCTGTAGTTTTAGCGGCTTGATATAATGTGCTTTTAGAGTTAATATGGGTACAACGGAAAGGCGGAAAGCCCACCGGAATTCAAAACACGGAGGAAACCACCATGAAAACCCTGAAGATTTACAACACCCTGATCGCACAGATCGCCAGCGAGAGCAACGAGTACACCGAGCCTGCAGAAAGCTACGCCGAGGAACTTGCCGCTGCCCTCCAGAACGACGACACTGACCTCGCCGAGTACGCCGACGACTACCACGGCGCAACCTACTACAAGAAGCTGCACAAGGTCACGATGGGCATCGAGTGGATCGGCAGCAAGCTCTACGGGCTTGCCACCTGCGAAGTGGATGACGACTGGACGGACGACGACACGGCGCAGCTCAAGGAATACCTCACTGGGCAGTACAGCGACGGCTGGGGCGAGGGCTTCGAGCAGCACGAGATCGACAGCTTCACGGAGACCGAAACCAGCGAGGAGTACGACGAGGAAGCGGATGAATACTACGAAAGCGAATGGGATGTCCGCTACGACATTTACATTTCCTTCTGGCAGAGCGAAGGCTTCAAGATCATGACCGAGGCGGAGCTGAAAGGTTGACGCCAACGAGCAGCCCCACAGCGGGGCTGTCCGCCGCCTGTGCGGGGCGACGGGGCTGCGGTGCGGAAAGTACCCGCCCCGGAAATCCGCCCCACACGGCGCAGATACAGGGCTTTTTCGGTGAACGTATAATACACAATGACAGCGGCGATTTTCCTCGATTCTTCTGTAGTTTTAGCGGCTTGCTATTTCTCCGGTTTAGAGTTAATATGTACACAACGGAAGGGCAAAGCCTACCGGAATACACGAACGGAGGAACAAGCATGAAAACAAAGCAGGAGCTGATCGAGAAGGCAAAGAAGGAATGGGGTGAGACTTGGGATGAGGGCATGATCGAGTACGATGCCGAGTACAACGAGTACATCGTCTGGGTAGGCAAGCCGGACATCTATAAAGCCTTCTTTGATGCCGACACACTCAGATGCATTGGCACGAAGTGCTGAAACAACGGCAGCCCTTGCAAGGGCGGGGGCTGCCACACCACAAAGGAGAGTGATGCACATGGGCATTTTCAGCGGACTGTTCCGGTCGAGGGACAAGCCGAAAGACAGCTACGACAGCCCGTCCTACAGCTACTTCTTCGGACGGACACACGCAGGCAAGCGTGTCAACGACCGCACGGCGATGCAGATCATCGCAGTATATGCCTGCGTGAGAGTGCTGTCGGAGGCGATCGCACAACTGCCCCTGCACGTTTACCAATACACCGATAACGGAAAAGAGCGAGTGCCGAAGCACCCGCTTTATTTTTTGCTGCACGATCAGCCCAATCCGGAAATGACATCATTCGTATTCCGGGAAACGCTCATGGCACACCTGCTGATCTATGGCAACGCCTATGCGCAGATCATCCGGAACGGCAGAGGTGACGTCATCGGGCTGTATCCGCTGATGCCGGATAAGGTGCGTGTTGACCGTGATGATCGCGGCAGGCTCATTTACCGCTACAGCCGGTACGACGAACACAACCCGAATTTCAGGCAGCAGGGCGAGATTATCCTGCCAATGGAACAGGTGCTGCATATTCCCGGCTTGGGCTTTGACGGTCTGGTCGGATACAGCCCCATTGCAATGGCAAAGAATGCACTCGGTCTTGCGGTCGCCTGTGATGAGTACGGCTCATCCTTCTTCGCAAACGGCGCTGCACCTTCTGCGGTGCTGGAGCATCCGGGCGTGATCAAGAATCCGGAGCGTGTGCGTGAGGCTTGGCAGCGGGCTTACGGCAGCAGCAATGCGCATAAAACTGCGATCTTGGAGGAGGGCATGAAATACACGCCCATCTCCATTCCCAACAACGAGGCGCAGTTCCTTGAAACCAGAAAGTTTCAGATTGAGGAAATTGCCCGCCTGTACCGTGTGCCGCTGCATATGATCGGCGACCTCGATCATGCTACTTTCAGCAACATCGAGCATCTGTCGCTCGAATTCGTAAAATACACCCTTGATCCGTGGCTGGTACGCTGGGAACAGGGACTACAGAAGGCGCTTCTTTCGGATTCCGAAAAGGGGCGCTATTTCATTAAATTCAATGTGGAAGGTCTGCTGCGCGGCGACTACGCAAGCCGTATGCAGGGATATGCGACCGCACGTCAGAACGGCTGGCTGTCCGCCAACGATATCCGTGAGTTGGAGGATATGAACGCGATTCCCGAAGAGGAAGGCGGTAATCTGTATCTGGTGAACGGCAGCTTCACAAAGCTGGAGGACGCAGGCGCTTTCGCAGAGAAAGGAGGAAATGCAGATGAATAAGTTCTGGAACTGGGTACGCAATGAAGACACCGGCGCTGCCGAGCTGATCTTCAACGGACCGATTTCGGAAGACACATGGTTCGGCGATGAGATCACGCCTGCCATGTTCCGTAACGAGCTTTCAAAGGTCAGCGGCGATCTCACCGTCTGGCTGAATTCTCCCGGCGGAGATGTATTTGCGGCATCGCAGATCTATACGATGCTCCGCAGTCACAAGGGCAAGGTCACGGTCAAGATTGACGGTATTGCGGCAAGTGCCGCTTCTGTCGTTGCAATGGCTGGCGACGAAACCCTGATCGCACCGACCGGAATGCTGATGATCCACAATCCTTCGACGGTCGCTTTCGGCAATAAGGAAGCGATGCAGAAGGCAATCGAGCTGCTTGACGAGGTCAAGGAGAGCATCATCAATGCCTACGAGGAGAAGTCCGGTCTGAGCCGCAGCAAGATCGCCCGCATGATGGACGAGGAAACATGGCTCAATGCGAAAAAGGCACAGTCCCTCGGACTGGTGGACGGTATTCTGTTCGCAAGCGGTCAGCCGCAGACGAAGCAGGACGAGGATGATAAGCCCGATGAAGATACACCGGATGAGGACGAGCCGAAAAAGGATAACCTCGCGGCAATGTCCTATTCCCGTGCAGCAACCATGCAGAGCCTGATGCAGAAGGTCTCTGCGGAACACAAAGGTACACCCGTAGATCAGCTGATGAGTCGGCTGAATCTTCTGAAATACTGATTGGAGGTATGTATAATGACTATTCAGGAACTTCGTGAAAAGAGAGCGAAGGCGTGGGATACCGCCCGCGACTTCCTCGACAGCAAGCGTCAGGCTGACGGTACGCTTTCCGAGGAGGACAGCAAGACCTATGACGCAATGGAAGCAACCATCGTGAACCTCGGCAAGGAAATCCAGCGCATGGAGCGTCAGGCAGAGATCGAGGCGGATATGGCGAAGGCAACATCTGCACCGATTCTCACCACACCCGCTGCGCAGAATACTGAGCCGGAAAAGACCGGAACCGCATCGGCGGCATACAGCGATGCCTTCTGGAACAGCATCCGCAACCGCAACTGGATCGATGTCCGCAACGATCTTCATGTCGGTACGGACACCGAGGGCGGCTATCTTGTGCCGGATGAATTCGAGCGCAAGCTCATCGAGGCGCTTGAGGAGGAGAACATCTTCCGCCAGATGGCAACCGTCATCAAGACCAGTTCCGGCGACCGCAAGATTCCGATCGTCACATCGAAGGGCGATGCGGTCTGGATGGATGAGGAGGAGCAGTACACGCTTTCCGATGACACATTCGGTCAGGCATCGCTCTCCGCATATAAGCTCGGTACAGCGATCAAGATCTCCGAGGAACTTCTCAACGACAGCGTGTTCGACCTTCCGTCCTACATCGCCCGTGAGTTTGCCCGCAGAATCGGTGCAAAGGAGGAAGAAGCCTTCTTCATCGGCAACGGCACCGGTAAGCCTACCGGTATCTTCAATGCAACCGGCGGCGCACAGGACGGCGCGACTACCGCAGGCGCAAGCATCACCTTCGATGATGTGATGGAGCTTTTCTATTCGCTCCGTAGCCCTTACCGCAAAAAGGCAGTCTGGGTGCTGAACGACAGCACGGTCAAGGCACTCCGTAAGCTCAAGGACGGCAACGGCAACTACATCTGGCAGCCTTCCGTTGCGGCAGGCGTTCCCGATACGATTCTCAACCGTCCCTACAAGACCTCCAGCTATGTTCCGGAGATCGGCGCAGGTAAGAAGTGTATGGCATTCGGCGATTTCAGCTACTACTGGATCGCTGACCGTTCCGGTCGTACCTTCAAGCGCCTGAATGAGCTGTTTGCCATGACCGGTCAGGTCGGCTTCCTTGCAATGGAGCGCCTTGACGGCAAGCTCATTCTCCCCGAAGCAATCAAGACACTCAAGGTCAAGAGTGGCAGCGGTGCATGATCACTCTGGCTGAAACAAAAAACTATCTTCGTGTGGATCATACAGAGGATGACAAGCTCATCCTCTCGTTGATCGACACTGCCAAGCGGCTGGTGCAGGATGTCGGCAGAATGGACGAGCAGGCACTTGCGGTCAATGAGGAAACCACCCGGCAGGCTATGCTGTATACTGTTTCTTACCTCTATGAGAACCGCAACGATGCTGACTACCACAAACTGACGCTGACACTCCGGTCGCTGTTATTTGCGCAGCGTGAAGGGGTGATCTGATGGAGATCGGAACGCTGAATCAGCGCATCGCCTTTCTGGAACACAGCACGAAGATAGACGGCATCGGCAACCACAAAGCCCGGTGGGAGGAAGCCTTCTCCTGCTGGGCTGCCGTGTCCGTAAAGACATCGACGGAAACAACCGAGGCTGGCGTGACGCAGGAAGTCGTATCGCTGGAATTCACTGTCCGGCAGACACCCGATACCAAGCGCATCAATACCACCACGCACAAGCTGCGTTTCCGTGGGCTGGTGTATGACATAAACGGTGTGCTGCCGAATTATAAATCACTCGACTATATGAAAATCACGGCAGGTACACGAAAGGCTGGTGAGCAGGATGACTTCGATTGACGATATGGCTGCGGAGATCATGCGCGGTCTGACGGAATATGCAGACCTTGCCGATACCGCTATGAAAGCTGCTGTGAAAAAGACAGCAACCTCCGTCAAGAAGGAAATCTCCGCCAATGCTCCGAAGCGCAGCGGCAAGTATCGCAAGAGCTGGACGACCAAGAAAACGAAGGAGAACAGCCATTCTCTTGAAATGACCGTTCACTCGAAAGACCGCTACCAGCTTGCGCACCTGCTTGAAAAAGGTCATGCAAAGCGGAACGGCGGACGTGTATCCGGCAAGCCGCATATCGCCCCTGCGGAAGCGCACGGTGAGGAAATGCTCACGCAGCTTATCGAGGAGGCGCTGTCATGACCTATGAAGAAATCAATGAAATGATGCAGGAGATCGGGATGCCGTTCGCCTATCATCATTTTGCCGAGGGCGAGTCTCCGAAACCGCCCTTTGTTATTTTTCTCTCTCCCGGCGAGGACACCTTCGGCGCGGATAATCTGATGTATCACAGCTTCAAGCAGCTTGACGTTGAACTGTATACGGATGAGAAGTCGCCCGATACCGAGCAGAGAGTTGAAGAAGTGCTGACGCAGCACAATATCTATTACACGAAAACGGAAACCTACATCGAGAGCGAACAGCTCTACGAGGTCTTATACGAAATGGAGGTATAACAATGGCACTGCAGAAAAACAAGGTGAAGTTCGGTCTGAACAAGGTTCACTGGGCGAAGATCACGGCATGGTCTGATGACGGCGTACCGACCTTTGCAACGCCTGTGCGCCTGCCCGGTGCGGTTTCCCTGAGCATTGACGCAAACGGCGAGAATGAGAATTTTTATGCCGATAACAGCGTGTATTATGTCATCAACAACAACGCAGGCTATGACGGTGATCTGGAGGTCGCTCTCATCACGACTGACTTTGCAACGGCGATTCTCGGTGAACAGCTTGATGCAAAGGGAGTTCTGGTGGAGCGCAACGATGCGGAGACATCGCAGTTCGCACTCATGTTCGAGTTTGACGGCGACAAGAACCACATCCGTCATGTGCTGTACTGCTGCTCTGCGTCCCGTCCTGCGACTGAGGGCGAGACCACAGAGGAAAGCAAGTCCGTCAAGACGGAAAAGCTCTCCCTCAAGGCATCGGCGCTGCCGAACGGTCTGGTGAAGTCCAAGACCTGCGAAAGCACTGACCAGACCACCTACGACAACTGGTACAATGCGGTCTATATGCCGACTGCCGCAACCAACAACAGCACCGGCACTCGTTCCACATCGACCAAGTCCGGCAGCGCAACTGAGTAAGGAGGTACAGCATGGCTATTAAAAAGACGATCACCGTTGACGGTATCGAGGTTCCGTTCAAGGCGAGTGCCGCTGTGCCTCGCCTTTATCGTATCAAGTTCCGCAGGGATATCTACAAGGACTTCGCCGCACTTCAGACTTCTGTTCAGGAGGACGACGAGGAAGGCTCTACCCTTGACATCGAGAGCCTTGAAGTATTCGAGAATATCGCATACATCATGGCGAAACACGCTGATCCGGAGAACGTCCCGGACAATCCGGATGACTGGCTCGAAGCTTTCAACACATTCTCCATTTATGAGGTGCTGCCGCAGCTCATCGAACTGTGGGGACTCAACGTGGAGACGCAGGCGGAGTCTAAAAAAAACATCGCAAAACTGACCGCCCGATGACAACGCCCCTCTTCCTTCTCCGATGTGTGCAGATCGGGCTGTCCCTCTCGGAGCTTGATCTGCTCACAATCGGAGTCGTGAATGATATGTTCACCGAAAAGGAAAACGACGAATACGACGGCTGGTCAGAGGTCGCTGGACAGGCTGATTTTGATGCGTTCTGATTGACTTTTTCTCCCTGCTGTGCTATAATTCTGGTATAGTGAAGCCGCAGGGCTTTCGCTGTGAAATCGGAATTTACTTTTCAAAAACAGAAGGGTCGGATAAATGTGAATATTATTGCTATGACTTGTATGTGCGTAGATGTTTTTGATGATACTGGAGAAATCCGTCCCGGTGGTGAAGCATTGAACTTTGCTGCAATTGCATCAAAATACAATCATATTTCAGTTGATCTTCTTGGTGCAATTGGTGACGATGATTATGGTAAGGCAATATTGAAATCTATTGAAAATAAACCTATCAACAAAGAGTTTATCCACATTATTTCAGGCTCTGCTACTGCAAACCATCGGATTTATCTTACTGAGAAAGGTGATAGATATTTCAAAGATGATTCATGGAACGGTGGTATTCATGACACATATCTTCTTAGCGATTCTGACAAGAACAGAATCGCAAGTGCTGATATTATCTTTATAACCTTTGATTCTCCTAATTTTGATGATGTATTAGAACTTAGAAAGAGTTGTCGTTTTCAGCTTGCCGTTGATTTCAACGTGCTAAGAGATTTTAAGAAAATAGAACCTATTGTACCGTACATTGACTTCTTTTTTATCAGTGGTGAGAAGAGTATTCTTTTACAATTTCAAAAATGGTCTGAACGGTATGACAACATATTTAACATTACGCTTGCAGAAAATGGCAGCGTTACTTATTATATGGGAAAAGAATATAGAGTGGATGCTGTGCCTGTCAATAATGTAATTGATACAACTGGGTGCGGTGACAGTTATCATGCTGGCTTTCTTTGTTCATATTTGAGAGATTGTGATATTATAAATGCAATGAATGAAGGTTCAAGAGTCGCTTCTAAAACATTAAGTCATATTGGCGGCTTTTAACTGGTATATGTTAATCTTGCAACATCAAATTCTGATTTAGTGCATTAATCGAATATACACTGAGCAGTCCTTCGGGGCTGCTTTTTTCATGCCCTCACGGAGGAGGTGAAACCGCATGGCAAACAGAATCAAGGGCATCACGGTCGAGATCGGCGGTGATACTACCAAGCTGTCGAAAGCGCTGGAAGGTGTCAATAAAAACATCAAGAACACGCAGACGCAACTCAAGGATGTACAGAAGCTGCTGAAACTCGATCCGACCAACACAGAACTGCTGTCACAGAAGCATAAGCTCCTCGCCGATGCGGTGAAGGCTACCAAAGAAAAGCTGGAAACCCTGAAAACGGCGGCAGAGCAAGCAAATCAGGCTCTCGCAAACGGCGACATCTCGCAGGAGCAGTATGATGCCCTACAGCGCGAGATCATCGAAACGGAACAGGAACTGCAGAACCTCCAGCGTGAGGCGGAGGCTTCCAGCACGGCGCTTGCCAAGCTCGGTCAGGCGGGAGAAATGCTTGAAAAAGCCGGTGACAAGATCGCCGATGTCGGAACGACACTGACCACTCATGTGACCGTTCCCGTTATGGCTGCCGGAACTGCCGCAGTCAAGACTGCAGCCGACTTTGACTCCGCCATGAGCAAGGTCGCTGCTGTATCCGGTGCGGCTGGTGATGAACTGGACGCTCTCCGGGACAAGGCTCGTGAAATGGGTGCAAAGACCAAGTTCTCCGCTTCCGAAGCCGCTGACGCTATGAACTACATGGCAATGGCGGGCTGGAAAACCGGCGATATGCTGGAGGGTATCGAGGGAATTATGAATCTCGCTGCCGCTTCCGGTGAGGACTTGGCGACAACCTCGGATATTGTAACAGATGCATTGACCGCTTTCGGCTTATCTGCTGCCGACAGCGGTCATTTTGCTGATGTTCTGGCGGCGGCATCGTCCAACGCAAACACGAACGTCAGCATGATGGGTGAAACCTTCAAATACTGTGCACCTGTTGCTGGTTCTCTCGGTTTTAGCTGTGAAGATACAGCGCAGGCAATCGGTCTGATGGCAAACAGCGGTATCAAGGGTTCGCAGTCCGGTACGGCGCTCCGTGCAATCATGACTGCCCTTGCGGGCGATGTGAAGTTCTGCGGTGAATCCTTCGGCGAAATCGAAATTGCAACGACCAACACCGACGGTTCGATGCGTGAACTGAATGACATTCTGGCGGACTGCCGTGTGGCTTTCGCACAGATGTCAGAATCGGAACAGGCATCGACGGCACAGGCACTGGTCGGCAAGAATGCAATGTCCGGCTTCCTTGCGCTGATGAATGCCGCACCTGCGGATATTCAGAAGCTGGAAGGTGCAATCAGCACTTGTTCCGATGAGATTGACGGATATAACGGAGTGACCGCAAAGATGGCTGCCGTCATGCAGGATAACCTCGGCGGGCAGCTCACCATTCTGAAATCGCAGCTTCAGGAGCTTGCCATTTCTTTCGGCGAAATCCTGATGCCTGCAATCCGGGCAATCGTGTCGAAGATTCAGGGCTTCATTGACAAACTGAACGCTATGGATCCCGCCACAAAGGAAACCATTGTCAAAATCGCACTGGTAGCGGCGGCACTCGGACCTCTCCTTGTCGTAGTCGGCAAAACAATGGTCGGTGTCGGCAAGCTGATGCAGCTTGTTGCCAATCTCCCGACGATCATCGCAGGCGCAAAGGCGGCATTCACTTCCTTCGGTGCTGCGATCGGCGGTATCAGTGCGCCCGTGGTCGCTGTCATTGCAGTTGTTGCTGCACTGGTGGCGGCTTTTGTGCATTTGTGGCGTACCAACGAGGACTTCCGCAATAAGATCACGGCGATCTGGAATCAGATCAAGAGCATTTTCGATAACTTCTGTCAGGGCATCGTTGACCGTGTCAATGCCCTCGGCTTTGACTTCAAGAATATCAGCGAGGTTATCAAGGCTGTATGGGACGGGCTATGTAAGTTCCTTGCTCCCGTATTCGAGGGTGTATTCCAGCAGGTCGCTAACATCTTCAAAGCGGTCACGGATATTATCCTGAATATTCTGGATATTTTCGTCGGCATCTTCACCGGCGACTGGAGCAGAGTGTGGGACGGCATCAAGGGTATTTTCGTAGCGGTCTGGAACTTCCTGAAGGACACGCTGAAAAACTACCTGAATGTGCTGTGTAATCTGTTCGGCACAAACCTCGATGAAGTAAAAGAATTCTGGGTGAACGTCTGGACGAGCATCAAGAACTTTTTCGTCAACATCTGGAACAGCATCAAAAACTTCATCACCGGCGTGGTCAACGCGATCAAAAACTTCTTTACAACAATCTGGACGGGTATCAAGAACTTTTTTGTCGGCATCTGGACGGCGATTTATAACAGTGTATCGGAAAAGATTAATCTTATCAAGACAGTTATTACCGTCGTATGGAATGCGATTCATACAGCGATCAGCACGGTGCTGAATGCGATTTGGAATGTTATCACAACTGTATGGCAGACCATCTACGACTTTATCTCTCCGCTGCTGGAAGCATTCAGATATCTGTTCGAGACGATTTTTGAAGCGATCCACGTTATTATTTCCCGCGTCATGGACTGGATTCATGAAAAGATCACCACGGCATGGGAGAACATCAAGGCGGTTGTTACGATCGTGCTTGAGGCGATCAAGACCGTGATTGAAACGGTATGGAACGCCATTCATACAGCAATCAGTACGGTGATGGACGCGATCAGCAATGTCGTTTCTACAGTATGGAATGCGATCTCCGGCTTTATCTCCGGAGTGCTGAATGCGATCTGGTCTGTGATTTCGAGCATCTGGAACAGCATCAAGGAGCATATCACAAATACACTGAACGCAATTCATGCGGTCGTATCGGCGGTGTGGAATGCGATTTCCGGATTTATTTCCGGTGTGCTGAATACCATTTCTTCCGTCGTTTCGTCTATCTGGAACGCGATCAAAAATACAGTCAGCACCGTGATGAATGCAATCAAAACGACGGTATCGAATATCTGGGACAGCGTCAAAAATGCCGTTACCCAGAAGATAACGGCGATCAAGGATACAATTGTAAACGGCTTCAATTCTGCGGTCAGCTTCATCAAGAACCTTGCATCGCAGGCTTTCCAGTGGGGCGCAGACATCATCAACGGTATCGTCAACGGCATCAAAAACTGTATCGGCAAGGTCGCAGATGCAGTAAAGGGCGTGGCGAATAAAATCAAGTCCTTCCTGCACTTCTCTGTACCTGATGAGGGACCTCTTGCAGATTTCGAGAGTTGGATGCCGGACTTCATGCAGGGACTTGCCGACGGTATCAACGCAAATACCAGTGTGGTGAACGATGCAGTCAACAGCTTTGCAGGCGGTCTTGCTGAGAAAATCAGCAGTGTGATTCAGAACGCTCTATCCAATGTGGTAACATCGGTGCAGGGCTTCATGACGCAGGTGTTTGATACGGTCAAAACAGTCTGGACAAACGCCAATGCTGCGATTGATGCAACAATGGCGCAGATCAGCAGCGGTATCACTTCCGGCTGGAAAACAATCGTCAGCACCATTAAAACGGCGCTTGAAAATATCCGCAATGTTATCACGACCACATGGAAGGCTGTATCTTCTGTGATCTCCGCAGCGCTGGACGGTATCAAAAAGATCGTCACGGCGGTATGGACGGCGCTGAAGAACCTCATCAAAACGGGGCAGCTTGACATCAAATCTGTTGTGACGACGACATGGGAAGCTGTATCCGGCGTGGTTCGGACAGCGGTCAACGCAATCAAATCCGTTGTGCAGGCGGTCTGGGATGCAATGCCGGATACTGTGCGCAGCGCCATGAACCGTGTCAAGGAAGCTGCGCTGTCTATCTGGGACGGCATCAAAAGCGGCATCGGCGACAGGCTCGGCGGTGTTCGGGATGCGGTAACGGGTGCAATGAACGCTGTATATCAGGCGGTCATGGAGAAGGTCAACAGCTCGTGGTCGTGGGGACGCGACCTCATGCAAAACCTCATCAACGGAATCACCTATATGCTTGGCAGCCTTATCAATACAGTCGCGGATGTGGCTCGTTCCATCTGGGAATACCTGCATTTCTCCGTACCTGAAAAGGGTGCGCTGACCGATGTGGAGGAGTGGATGCCGGACTTCATGAAAGGACTGGCACAGGGCATCAATAAGAGCAAGAAGTACGTCGAGGCGGCTGTGTCCGGTGTGGCGGATGCCATGACACTGACGATGCAGTCCGGGCTGAATGTCGATATGGACGGTATCTCCGGCGCGATGATGAACGGCGGCAGCGGCAGTGTGGTCAACAACTACTACAACAACGACAACAGCCGCACAGTCAACCAGACGAATAATTCGCCTAAGTCGCTGTCACGGCTGGAGATCTATCGTATGACGCGCAATGCGCTGAATGTGTGATGGGATGGGCTTTTGCCTGCCCTTTACACACATTACAACACCAAACATAATGTTCCTGCACCAATAAGAATGCAGCCTATCAAAGACTTTGTTGTAAACTGTTCATGCAAAAAGATAAAAGCAAGCACAAGTGTTAATACGACGCTCATTTTATCAATGGGAACGACTTTAGAAGCCTCTCCTGTCTGAAGTGCCTTATAATAGCATAACCATGATGCTCCGGTAGCAAGCCCTGATAGAATCAGGAATATCCAGCTTTTACGGGTTATCTGTCCCATATCTTTTTGGGCATTTGTAAGAAATACAATTCCCCAAGACATTATAAGCACAACGGCTGTTCTTATCGCAGTCGCAAGATTTGAATTTACATCTTTAATTCCTATTTTTGCGAGGATCGAGGTGAGTGCAGCAAAAACGGATGAGAGAATTGCAAACAACAGCCACATTTTACATTCCTCCATTATTTCTACCTTATGTGGTATTTCCCTTATCACCATTATACAACAATCCCGTAGAAAAAACAAGGAGGTGCAACCATGTTTTTTACACTTATTCTTGAAAATGCCAACGGCGACCGTGTTGATATGACCACGACCGCCAATCAGTATATGACCTCGAAGGTGGAAGGACTAAATCCTCCCACCGGCACGATCAGCACCTCCAGCTACGCAGGCATGGACGGCAGCTACTTGAACAACGCCTTCATCGAAAAGCGGAATGTCGTCATTTCCTTTGAAATGCGCGGCGTGGGTGTGGAAGCCCGCAGGCATCAGCTCTACAAGGTGGTGAAGCCGTCCCGTTACATCAAGATTTACTACGCGACCGCAGGCATTGATGTATTTGCAGAGGGCTTTGTGGAGTCCTGTGAGGTACAAAACTTCGAGATGCTGACAACCGGGCAGATTTCTATTCTCTGCCCGGATATTTATTGGTATTCCACGACCTCGGTCATGGCGTACTATTCGCAGATCACCGGTGCTTTCACTTTTCCGTTCCCGACGGAGAGCAATCCGGAGCCGTTCATTCTCGGTAAGTACAACACGCAGAACATGATGACCATTGTCAATGACGGCGATGAGATCGGCTTCACGCTGGTCATAGAAGCGCTGGAGGATGCACGTTCTCCCACGCTGTATAACGCGGACACGGACGAGTATCTGCAAATCACCGGCGACATTCTCGCAGGCGATATTATCACGGTGACGACCAAGACCGGCAATAAGACCGTCACGCTCGATCGCGGCGGCGTCAAAACCAATATCATCAACCGGCTTGTTTCCGGCTCGACTTGGCTGACGCTGCGTGAGGGCAGAAACCGTTTCTACCTGCGCGGCACGGGACTGCAAAACCTGAAAGTCACCATCGTCCACACAAATGCGTATCTGGGGGTGTAGTATGCAGATTGAAGTTTACCGAATGACAGCGGAGGAAGATGCGCTGACGATCACCCTTGAGGCGGTCTGCGACACCTTTTCCTCGCTCCTGTGGGATATTGAATACTACCAGTGTGGCAGCTTTGAGGTGTATATCGCCGCCAATCCGCAGAATATTGAAATTTTCCAGACCGGCAGAATCGTCGGTCGTGATGACGATAATCAGCACTTCGGCATCATTGAATCAGTGCTGATCAATACAGATATTGAAAACGGCGACAACCTGACAGTGCGTGGTCGCTTTTTGATGTGCCTGCTGGAACGGCGCATCATTCACCCGACATACAATGTGACAGCGGCAAAGGCATACAGCGAGATCGTCCGGGAGGTCGTGACGCAGAATGCGCTGCTTTCGAATAACCGCAGGATACCGGGGCTTTCCCTCGGAACAGTGACCGGTGCTTGCTGGGAACTGACCGCCACACTCCAGATCAGCTATGCTAATCTCATGGACTGGGTGTATACGATCTGCGAGAAGATCGGCGGCACAGCGAATATCCGGCTGGTGAAATCCTCCGGGGAGCAGTACCGCATGGTATTCGACCTCTCCGAAGGTGCTGACCGCAGCATCATGCAGGAGGATAATCCGCATATTATTTTCTCCGACGCATACAGCAATCTGCTCTCGTTCAGCTATGCGGAGGACAGCAGCGTCCAGAAGAATTTCGCATATATCTTCGGTCAGGGTAAGGGAGATGAGCGCAAGCGAACCACATATTGTGTCGGCGATGAGCCGACATACCTTGACCGCTATGAAGTGTATGTGGATGCGGACGATATTTCCGAGACAGAGCAGGTCGAGGGCGAAACAATACCGATTCCGGAGGAGAAGTATCTGGAACTGCTGCGCACTCGCGGCTCGGAACGGCTGGTGCTGCCGAAAACAGCATCGGAGTCGGATATCGCAGCACACAACACGCAGTATGTGTATAACCGCGATTATTTCGTCGGCGACTATGTGACGGTGCAGCACCGGCGCTTCGGCATGATGCAGCCGCAGATTCAACTCATCGGCATGATCGAGGGCTTCGACCAGAACGGGCGCAGCCTGACACCGACTTTCAAGGAGGCATGATATATGGCTTTTTACAGCGGTTTCTTCAATTCAAAAGGGCTTGACCGCACCTATACGGCGGAGGACTTCACATCATATCTTTCGTCTATCATCTGCAACGGTATCCTCGATACCTACGGACAGATGTTCAGGCTGACAGCGGCAAGTAGCGGTCTGAAAGTGACTCTCGGCACTGGCAAGGCGTGGATCGACGGACACTACTTCATCAATGATGCCCGATACAGCATCGACCTGACAAGCTATCAGGATGAATCGCTGCCGAGATATGTGGCGATTGCTATTCTGCTTGATGTCGGTGAATCGGTTCGCAGTGTATCTCTCGAAATCACGCCCGGAACGCCTGCGGAGAATCCGTCTCTGCCTTCGCTGCCAAGTGACGAGAACAAGACCAGACTCCTCATGTATGCGGTACGTCTGAATCCGGGTGCAACGGAGCTTTCCGAGCGTGACTGGTACGATTATCGTGAAGATAAGAACGTCTGCGGTTACTGCAAGTGTATCCTCGGCAAATGCAAGGTGACGGAGCTGATGACGCAGATGGCGCAGCTTGTCGCAGAGGTACAGGAGAACAACGAGACCATTGCCGAGCTGACTAATAAGGTCGAGCAGCTTGAGGCGGAGGTCGAGGATATCGGGGATATTGTTTCGGTCGGTCAGTGCGGTGAAAACATCTTCTATGCGCTGTACTCCAATGGCAAACTGCTTCTGAAGGGTACGGGCGCAATGTACGACTATGATTACGATCAGAACAAGTCTCCGTTCCGAGGCAATAACGATATCGTGAAAGCTGTAATCACGGAAGGTATCACCACGATCGGTGAGGACACATTCAGTAGATGTATGAACCTTGAATTTGTGACGCTTCCAACAACGCTTACGTCAATCGGCAGCGGCGCATTCCTGCCCGGCGATGAATCAGTGGGCTACTCCGGAAAACTACATCACCTTATTATCCCGGATAATGTCACAACTATCGGCGGCGGGGCTTTCTGGGGCGCTGCGCTGGATGAAATTACAATTCCCCGTAATGTTTCTACTGTCGGCAATTATGCATTCAGAGACTGTTCAAGGCTCGGCGAGGTTCGCTACGAAGGATCTGTGATCGGCGGTTTTATGTTTGTTGGCTGTCAGGCGCTGACACGTTTTACGATGGCAAATACCGTAACGGTTATTGGTGAGCATTGCTTCAACTATTGTCGAAATCTCACCAGAATCACCTATGAGGGCAGTCTGGAACAGTGGTCTGCGATTACCAAGAGAAACAACTGGGACGGCAAGAATGGCATGGAAACCGGGCATTCCGGACTTACACGCATTCAGTGTCTCGACGGCTTTATGGAGTGGGATGAAGAAAATCATGAATGGAAAGTTGGTGAAGAATAATGTGGAAATTTCTTGTAAAGAACCAGAGCATTGAAGTTCTGGAACGTGAAGTGCTGGCTGATCATCAGATCCAGTATGTGCAGTTCCGCTTTACCTTTGACGGTGACTGGCGGCGCTTTCATAAGGTCGTGCAGTTCACGCAGTGTGACGAGACATACAGCATTGTTCTCGGTTTTGACGGGACGAGCTGCTATCTGCCTGCGGAGCTTCATGTCGGCGCTGCAAAAATGTCGGTGTTCGGCTACGATACCGAAAGCGACACGACTGTTCGTGCAACGACTGTGCCGGTTACGCTGAATATCCGTCCTTCCGGTTTCGTCGGTGATGATGAACCGCCCATTCCGCCGACGCCTGATCTGTATGCGCAGCTTTTGAAGAAGATCGAGGAAGCAGGACACGGCGCTGACGGTAAGTCCGCCTACGAGATTGCTGTGGAGCATGGATATGTCGGTACGGAAACCGAGTGGCTGGCATCGCTCAAGGGAGAGCCGGGTGAAACACCGGATATGTCGGAATACCCGAAAACTTCTGAGGTCACGATTATTGTCGAACGCGAGATCGAGGCGGCGACTGGTGATTTTCATTCTCATGCGAATAAGGCAACGCTCGACCGTCTGACTCCGGAGCTGATGCAGGAGCTTTCCGACTTGCAGCAGTTCGAGGACAGGACGCAGTACGAGATTCAGACCATCAATGAGGAGCTTCTGACGCTGAATGCGCAGCGGCATACACATAACAACAAGGATGTTCTGGACACCATTACCGAGCAGTATTTGCAGGATGAAGCGGCTTTCCGCGCATCGACCAGCAATGCGCTGCACGGACTGTCCACAGGGCTGAGTGAGGTTTCTGCGCAGGCACATTCTCATGCAAATAAATCCGTTCTGGACAGCATCACGCAGGGAATGCTTGACGGTATTGCAAGTGCAGAGAGGCAGGCACATTCGCATCATAATCTTACAACACTGAACGGCATCACGGATTCTCACGTTTCCCGCTGGGAAGAGGCGTACACCGCAGCAATGAACCTCAATGAGCGTGTCGGTGTCAATGAAGGTGTTTTCGAGCGCTTCAAGACCGAGATTCTCTATGATATGCAGGGCTGCCGCACATCCATTTCTGATATTCTTACCCGCCTTTCTGCCGTGGAGACTGAGCTTTCCGGCGTAGAGACTGCACTTGCGGCAATTGTGGAGGTGACGACATGAGCATTGCAAATTATCTGGCGGCGCTGGATGCGCAGCGCGACCAGCTTGCACGAAATCTTGTAACAATGGGTGTGCAGGCTTCTGAGTCCGAAAAGTTGAATACTCTCGTGCCGAAGGTGCTGCAGATCCCGTCCGGCAGACCGGAGGTGACGCTGTTCCGCAACGGCAATGATGCTCTTACCACATACGGTGAGAGCATCTACACTTTCTATATTGACGGATATCGCAGCATCGCGGGCTTTGCTGATGTGTATCCGCATTTCTGCTGCGCGGAGAACGCCTATGCACTTTACTACAATCAGCCGGACTTCAACTGGGGTGCTGTCATCTACACCATGTGTATCACTCCGGTACGCATCACGCCTGCAAACAGGATTCTGCTTACCTACAAGTCCGGCGCGACCGATGTGGGTGAAATGTGGCTGGTGCGAAAGAGTGGTCAGCAGATGTCTCCCGCGGAAACAGCGAGATATATCCATGAACAGATCCAGAACAATAATGCTGTATTTGTTCCGTTCGGCTGGCTCGGTTCTGTCGGCAACTATATCTCCGTCCTGCACGACTGCAGCGGTGTATCTGCTGACGAATATTATCTTGCATGGAAAGCGGTGACAGACAATACAAGCCCGATGATCAGGACGGTCAAGGTACTGGAGGTGACAACATGAAAGGAAGTATCTGTACGGTGATCGGTGCGATCGGCGGCGGAATCGCAGCACTTTTCGGCGGCTGGGATTCCGCGCTGGTGACGCTCATCATCTTCATGGGCATTGACTTTGCAACCGGAATGATTACCGGTGCAATGGGCAAGTCCAAACACAGCAAGACCGGTAAGCTAAACAGCAAGGCTGGCTGGTATGGGCTTGCGAAGAAGGGCAGCATCCTGATGCTAATTATTGTGGCGGTGCGACTGGATATTCTGCTGAATACGAATTATGTGCGTGATGCGGTCTGCATCGCATTCTGCGTGAACGAGCTGCTTTCCATCGTGGAAAACACATCGCTCATGGGTATTCCGTATCCGCCTGCACTGAAAAACGCCATTGAGGTGCTTCAAAAGCAGACCGGCAGAAAGGATGATAACGATGATTAAAACCTACGGCTATACCGATAATACACAGCTTTCCCCGCACTTCAATGCGCAGGAGTTCCGCTGTAAATGCGGCAAGGCACATGATTTTCAGATCGATGATGATCTCATCACCAAACTGGAGACACTCTATGCAGCCCTCAACTGCTCTAAGATCATCGTCACCAGCGGCTTCCGTTGTGCTGCTCATGATAAGGCAGTCAAGGGCAGCGGCACGGGACAGCATACACTCGGCAAGGCTGCGGACATCTGCTGCTATGGGCAGGACGGGCAGCCAATCAGCAGCAAGACTGTCTGCTGCAAGGCGCAGGATACCGGCTTTACCGGCATTGCCAATATCACTGCTGCCTACATCTACACTCATGTAGATGTGCGTTCCGGCGGCAAATGGTATGGCGACGAAGTTCACGGCAACAGCTCTGTCACGGATGATTTCTACAAGTATTTTGGAGGTGAGGATATGAAGGGCATCGACGTCAGCGTCCATAACGGCAAGATTGACTGGCAGAAGGTCAGGACGGCGGGCATTGATTTCGCGATCCTGAGAGCAGGATACGGCAGGCTTGCATCGCAGAAGGATGACCATTTCGAGGAAAACTATGCAGGCGCAAAGGCAGTAGGCATTCCGGTCGGTGCGTACTGGTACTCCTATGCGATGACACCGGAGGAGGCAGAACTGGAGGCGGATGTGTTCCTGTCGGTCATCAAGGGAAAGCAGTTCGAGTTCCCGGTCTATTTCGATCTGGAGGAAAAGAAGCAGTTCGATCTCGGTAAGGAGAAGGTGTCTGCCATTATGCGAGCGTTCCTTGAAAGAGTCGAGGCTGCAGGCTACTTTGTCGGTCTGTACGGCTCGGCATCCTCACTCACGACACATACCGCCGATGACATCAAATCCCGATATACGATTTGGCTGGCACATTGGTGTGACCGAACGAATTATAGCGGTGCTTATGGTATCTGGCAGCATTCCGAGAAAGGCAAGGTCGCAGGCATCAACGGCAACGTCGATCTTGATATCGGCTACAAGGACTTTCCCACGATCATCAAGGCGAAGGGGCTGAACGGCTACGGCAAGGAGCCGAATCCGCCTGCGCCTGCTGCGGAGGACGGCATTACCGTTGAGGTCACGGTTGACGGAAAGAAGTACAGCGGAAAACTGAATAAGGCATAACACCAGCGCCCGTCGGGATTTTTTTCTCGGCGGGCGCATTTTTTTCGTCCAAACGCACCTCGATTCTGTAGTGGGTAGTAGAAAGAATTACTACCGGAGGTGCTTTCATGACTGATACGCAAAAAGCAACGGCGCTTCACATGCGTTCAAAGGGCGTTTCCTTTGCCCGGATTGCAGCAGAACTGAATATATCCGTCAACACGGTGAAGTCCTTTTGCAGCCGTAACAAAAGTGGTCAGCTTTGCCTGTGCTGCGGCACTTCAATTCAACAGCCGCCGAGAGCGAGAATAAAAAAATTCTGTTCCGATAAATGCAGGATGCAGTGGTGGAAGGCGCATATAAAAGAGGTCAACAGACAAGCTGTTTATGATTTCACCTGCGCCTGCTGTGGGCAGCAGTTTCAGGCTTACGGGAACGATCACAGGAAATATTGCAGCAGAGCCTGTTATATCAAAGCGAGGTTTGGAGGTGAGCAGCGTGAACTTTCAGAATGAAATGATGTATCAGGCGACGATGAGTTTTGCCCGGAAGATGCTCCGGGACGGTCTGATTACCGAGGACGAGTATCGTCAGATTGATACAATGTTCATTGAGAAATACCAACCTAAAATCGGCACATTATTCGTTGACTTACAGCCGGAACAGAGGTAATATGGGATACTGAAAGGAGGGATTTTATGCGTAGAATCACGAAAATTGAACCTACAGAGCCCATATTGCCTAAGCGCAAACGAGTCGCTGCCTACGCCCGTGTCTCGATGGAAACGGAACGCCTGATGCATTCCCTTTCAGCGCAGATCAGTTATTACAGTGAGCTGATCCAGAAGAATCCTGAATGGGAGTATGCGGGAGTGTACGCCGACAATTTTATCTCAGGCACAGAAACCTACAAGCGGCAGGAGTTCCAGCGGATGCTGGCAGACTGCGAGGCAGGGCTGATTGACATCATCCTTTGCAAGAGCATTTCCCGGTTTGCCCGCAATACGGTTGACCTGCTGAAAACCGTCCGGCATCTGAAAGCACTCGGCATTGAAGTGCGCTTCGAGAAGGAAAACATCAACTCCATGTCAGGCGACGGCGAACTGATGCTCACCATTCTTGCCAGCTTTGCGCAGGAAGAGAGCCGCAGCATTTCAGAAAATGTGAAGTGGGGCATCCGGAAGCGCTTTGAAAATGGCGAAATGTGTTGTAAAAATCCCGTGCTTGGATATGAGTGGGTTGACGATCAGCTTATCGTTGTTCCGGAAGAAGCAGCTATTGTGAAGCGTATCTTCCAGAATTTTCTTGACGGGAAATCACGACTGGAGACGGAGCGTGAGCTGAATGGTGAAGGTATCACAACGAAGAACGGGTGCCGATGGCAGGATTCCAGCATTAAGGTGGTTCTTACAAACATCACCTATACAGGCAATCTTCTGTTCCAGAAAGAATACATTACCGATCCGATCACCAAGAGACGCAGAAAAAACAAAGGCGAACTGCCGCAGTATTTTGTGGAAGGAACACACGAAGCTATCATTGATATGGAGACATTTCAGTATGTGCAGGCGGAGATGCAGCGACGGCGGGAACTTGGCGCTCTGGCAAATAAATCGCTGAATACCTGCTGTTTTACTGGAAAGCTAAAATGCCCATTCTGCGGTCAGAGCTATATGCACAATACTCGTAAAGATCGCGGGAACTTTCAGGAATTCTGGTCGTGCGGCGCTATCAAGAAGAAAGGCGGTCGCTGTCCGGTCGGGGGCAGCATCAATCATAAGCATCTGCGTGAAACCTGCGCTAAGGTGCTGGGGCTGCCGGAGTTTGATGAAGAAGTATTCCTTGCACAGGTGGACGTGATACTTGTTCCTGCAAGGGAAACGCTTGAATTTCATCTCAAGGACGGTGCGATTGTCACCGAAGAATGCAAAAACACCGGGCATCAGGAGTGCTGGACACCGGAACGACGGGCTGCGACTGCTAAACGCCGCAGAGACAGCGCTGCGCCTAACCGTCCTGATGCGACTTGCTTTACCAAGAAGATAAAATGCATCCGGTGCGAACTAAACTATCGTCGAGGCACAAGGAAAGACGTCCATCACTGGCGCTGCGCTGGCAAGAACGGCTGCCTGAGCCTGCGGGAGGAAGTGCTGAAATCGCTCACGGCGGAAGTGTTGGGACTTACAGAGTTTGATGGTGATGTTTTCCTTGAACAGATCAGCCGCATTGAAGTACACGACAACGATATGCTCCGCTATTGCTTTTATGACGGACGCACCGAAGAACGGCAGTATATCGCGCCTCCCAAGCGCGGAAGGAAGTGGACTGCCCACCAGCGTGAAGTGATGGCGCAGAAGGTCAGCGCAAGCTGGACACCGGAACGGCGGGCAGATATGAGCGTCCGGGCAAAGGAAATGCGAAGGAGGGAGAAACTTGCCAAGAATCACTAAAATACCTGCATCGATCAGCCGCTACACTTCAGCACCGATCGATGCTCCGGTCAAACGGAAGGTTGCAGCATACGCTCGTGTCTCGACCGACAATGAGGAACAGCTCACATCATACGCTGCGCAGATCAGCTACTACACCGATTATATCAAAGGGCGTGAGGACTGGGAGTTCGTCAAGGTGTACACGGATGAAGGCATCTCCGGCTGCTCGACTAAACGCAGAGAGGGCTTTCAGGCTATGGTCGCCGATGCACTGGCGGGAAAGATCAACCTGATCATCACCAAGAGCGTGAGCCGCTTTGCCCGCAATACGGTTGACAGCCTGACGACCATACGAAGTCTGAAAGAACACAATGTGGAGTGCTATTTCGAGAAGGAAAACATCTGGACGTTCGACGGCAAGGGAGAATTGCTGCTGACAATCATGTCGAGTATTTCACAGGAAGAGGCACGTTCCATTTCGGAAAACGTCACATGGGGACAGCGCAAGCGCATGGCAGATGGCAAGGTCAGCCTTGCCTACAGCCGCTTCCTCGGTTATGACAGGGGCGCGGACGGAAAAATGGTCATCAACCCGGAACAGGCGGAAACGGTACGACTCATCTACAGATGGTTCCTTGAGGGCATGACGCCGCACACCATTGCTGTTCGCCTGACAGAAAAAGGAATCAAAACACCGGGCGGAAAAGATAAATGGAGCGCGACAACCATCCGGCGCATCCTGACGAACGAGAAGTACAAGGGTGATGCGCTCCTGCAAAAGGAGTATACGGTTGATTTCCTGACCAAGAAAACGAAGAAGAACTGCGGCGAAATCCCGCAATACTACATCGAGGACGACCACGAGGCAATCATTGATCCCGCCGTTTTCGATCCGGTGCAGCAGGAAATGGAACGCAGGAACAACGGCGCTTTCCGGTACAGCGGAGTGAGCATCTTCTCCAGCAAGGTGAAGTGCGGCGGGTGCGGAAGCTGGTACGGTGCAAAGGTGTGGCATTCTACAGATAAGTACCGGAAGGTCATATACCGCTGCAATCACAAGTACGGCAAAAAGCGCTGCACCACGCCGCATATCACCGAGGATGAGATCAAGGTTGTGTTCCTGAACGCCCTGAACCAGCTTTTGAAGAACCGTGAAGAGCTAATCGCCAATGTCAAGCTGATCTGTGAAATGGTCGGCGACACATCAGAGCTGGAAGCTGAATGCAAGAAGTACGCCGATGAGATGTCGCTTGTCGCTGATATGGTGGAGGCTGCAATGCTGGAGAACGCTCGTGTCGCCCTCGACCAGAACGAGTACCGCCAGAAGAATGACGCTCTCGCAGCACGCTTCGAGGAGGCAAAAAAGAAATATGATGATCTGTCCGAACAGATCACCGAGCGTGAAACACGCAGGCAGAACCTACAGCATTTTCAGGAAACGCTGGAATCCTTGAAAGGTACGATCACCGAATTTGACGGGGCGCTGTGGGGCGCACTGGTAGACTACATCACGGTCTATGAGGACGGCAGCAGAACGGTCACGTTCAGGGACGGGACTACGATCTGAGGGATAGAAACACAAAGCACCACTTCGGAATTTATGAGCCGAGGTGGTGCTGTTTTTTATTTCTTTGGTAGCTTTAGTTTAATGTCTCCGCCTGTAAATACTGCTGCGCCGATAAGAATTCCACCGATAACAAAGCAACTTGCTGTTTTAACGATTTCCCAATTAAACTTTCTCTTTTCTGATGCGGTTCTTTCAGCAGTCTCAACCATCTTGGCTTCATGTTGACGAGTCTCCGTATCTTTTTCACTTGCCATTCTTAGGATACGTTCTTCACGATCAAGGATATCTTTTCTGTCCTCTGTAGATAAGTCAGGATTATCCAAGCTCTTGCTCAAATCGGCTAAAACTGTACTTGCCATTTCTTTAAATGAACTTTGACTTTCACCGGAGTTATTAAGAGCATGGTCGATAGTCTCATAAACATGGTCGGTCGTGTTATCATCGCTTTTGATAATCGATTCAAGCATCCCTCTATACTCTGTCATTGATGTTTTAATAAGGGACACAAATTCAGGAAACTGCTTAATAATCTCCTGAGCAACCTCCGGTCGCATTTGGTGGAGTTTTGAAACGAGAGATACAATTTCATCTTTTGAAGGAGCCTTAAAATTCGTTCTGTTCATAAGATCAAGGCATTCCTGTTCCATTGGAGTATACTGCATAATGAACCTCCTTTTGACGACGATATCTACATCTATTATTATACAGTGAATCGGTGGAAAAATCAAGCCCTTTTTACATCTTTTTCACCCTATGCACCCAAGCTGGTTACACTTGCACCCAGCTTGGGTGCATTTTCGTGTATGCGTTAAATTGTATCAAAATAGCAACGGCAATAGATCCAGCCTGTGGATCCGGCGGCATGTTCGTACAATCATTAAAGTTTATCCAGCAACACCAAGGCAACGTTCACAATATTTCTATCTACGGTCAGGAAAAGAACCCTACGACTTGGAAGCTCGCAAAGATGAACCTTGCTATCCGCTCTATTGACGGCAATCTTGGCAAATTTGCGGCAGATACTTTCACCGAAGACTTACATAAAGATCTTAAAGCCGACTTTGTAATGGCTAACCCACCATTCAACCTTTCTGACTGGGGACAAGAAAAGCTTCTCAACGATTATCGCTGGAAGTTTGGTATTCCACCGAAAGGCAACGCAAACTATGCCTGGATCGAACATATGGTATCCAAACTATCGCAGAATGGTAAAGCCGCAATTATCCTAGCAAACGGTTCGCTATCTGCTGGCGGACAAGAAGCCGAAATCCGCAAAAAACTGATCGAAGCAGACTTGGTTGATTGTATTCTCTCAATGCCAACAAATCTTTTCTATACCGTTACGGTGCCGTGCTCGATTTGGATATTAAATCGTAGCAAGAAACAAAAAGACCACACACTATTTATTAATGCGAATGATATGGGAACGATGGTAACGCGTAAACTACGCGAGCTTTCCGAGGATGACATTACAAAAATCGCAAATACATATCATACCTATGCGAACGATAATAATTACGAAGATGTGGCTGGTTTTTGTAAAAAGTCTTCACTTGATGATATTAAAGTAAACGATTATGTTTTGACACCGGGACGGTATGTTGGAGTAAAAGAAAGCGAAGATGATGGCGTGCCATTTGAAGAAAAAATGAAACGTTTAACTTCCGAACTTTCCGGACAGATGAAACGATCTGCTGAACTAGATGCCGAAATTAAAAAAATATTAGGCGAGATTGGCTATGACCTATAGGCAGATAAAACTCGGAGAAGTCGCAAGCGTCATAAGAGGGGTTTCTTACAAAAGCTCAGATTATTCATCGGCAGATGATATTGATGCAGAGGCGTTTATCAACCTTAAATGTGTAACGGCCGACGGTTTTAGGCAAGATGGCGTCAAATATTTTAACGGCAAGCATAAGCCAAGTCAATCCGTCTACGCGGGTGATTTACTTATCGCTAATACGGATCTAACAAGAAATCGCGAGGTTATAGGCAATTCTATTTTAGTTCCAGAATTAAATAGGCCAAATGCCTGTTTTTCTATGGATTTATCTAAAATTGAGATAACGGACAACAGCGTACTTGATAGGGAATTTTTATATTATTATTTAAAGTCGCCGAAAGCTAGGTGGTATATGATAAATCATAGTGACGGTAGCACCGTCGTGCATTTACCAACATCTGCAACACCGGAGCTAGAAATCGATCTACCTGATTTAGAAACTCAGAAAAAAATCGTCCGCGTCCTCTCCGCTCTTGATCAGAAAATAGAGCTAAATCATAAAATCAGCAATAATCTTCTTCGTATCTCGCATCAAGTTTATCTAAAAGAGATCAAAGGCGCCGCTACTGCAAGAACCGAAAAGCTGGGGAGACTATGTAGAATAAAATATGGCAAAGGATTACCGGCATCAAAGGTTATAGAAAACGGTTATCGTGTTTATGGCGGCAATGGAATCATAGGATTCTATAATGAAAAAATGTACGATGAATCGCAAGTTCTAATTTCATGCCGAGGTGCCGCTTCTGGTAAAGTTATTTTTACGAGACCAGAGTGTTTTGTCACAAATAATTCATTAATTCTTGAATGCGATGAAAAATACCATTATTTCGTGAAGGAGTATTCTCTCGATAGAGAATACTATGACTATACAACTGGATCTGCGCAACCCCAAATAACCATCGACAATATAAAAGACGTAGAATTACCGTTACCAAATGATGAAGTGCTAATAAAGTTTAATAATACGCTCCGTCCGATTGAGAAGAAATATTTCGCTATTCTTGACGAGAATGAAGCACTCGCAAAACTGCGCGACATCCTTCTTCCTAAGCTTATGTCAAACGAAATTTCATTAGAAAAGGCAGTTATGGAATTGTCAAGAAATGTGCAGTCGGAGAATACCCAAAATCATGGATAGTCAGATATCAGGCAGCGTGATGAGCCAGCCCTGTTGAAGTTCTTAGTGCCACAGGTGGGAGACCGCCTGCA